TCCCTATCATTACAGTATTCTATTGAACTTGTTACAGCCATTTTTACTCCTTAATTTTTTGGGGCAAAATAGTCAAAATTCTTCCTAAAAAAAACCTTGTTTAGCATATCTTTTTTTGCCCCAATTTTGTCATTTTCTCAAAAAACCCCATTTATGCGTATTTGGCCCAAAATTGCCCTTTCTAGCCACTTTAGTAGTCTCAGCGTATGTTAGCATCTAAATTTCATTTTCCTAATTTTCATAAAGAGAGTTACTTAAATTATTTCTCTTACTTTTATTAGCTAATATTTGCACTATTTGCACGTTTTACCACATCTTGCAAGACCAATATCTTGCCTTAGTTACTGGCCCAGGATTTGCGCAATTATGCCTAGCTCTAAACGATTTTCGCCTGGCTGGACTTGATTTTTTTATGCGCATATTTGGGTCTCCAAATGTTACTCTTTTTACTCTTTTTCCATCTTTAACAAACACCTGAAATTTCTTTCTTCCATAACCTGCTTGACCTTTTCTGATTCTTGTTGGCTTGCGTAATCTAACTGATTTGCCCTTAAATTTAGCCAATTCATTTTCTCCTTTTATATCTTTTTTTCACAGATTTAGATTTCTTAACTTTCATTTTTTTTCTTGAATATCTTGCTTTTCCGTATGGCATATAATCTCCTTTTTACCAGGCTTCCACTAAAACAGAACCATTCCATTTTTGTGATGTTGTGTTAGCATACACATCAACCAGGGCATTTTTATGAGTATCTTCAGAGTCAAGTTTTCCACTAAATACACCTGAATGCAACACGCTAAATACAAAGTCTGCATCTTTTGGACCAGTAAAGTCTATTGCTCCAGTTTCATAATTTATACTACCTCTTGCTGCTCCAAATATTTCTCCTGCTCCATTGTCATAAGCAAACGCTTTTGTATTTGGATTTGTCGCATAAGTAATTCTATCATATACTACATCATCTGGTAGTCTAGCATCAACCTTTACCACATTACCTACAGCTGGAATCCTACCGACTCCGAATATAGTTGTTCCTGATGTAGGCGCTGCTAGTAATATTGCTGATGTCGATTTGTTTGTTCCTGATGAAAATCTTAAATCTCCTTCTACTATAGATACATTAACTTTTCTCTCAAACAAATTTGACCCTGCAGTTCTAAATTGTGTGTCTAAAGCATCCTGTAGTTTTTCAATCAGGCCATTTTTACCCCCAAATCTTTGATTTGTTGCATCTGTAGTTATACTAAGGTTTTCATATACAGAGCCATCATCGACTGTTATGTTAAATTTATACTCTGTAGATACTACTAAACCTGTTAATGTCCCAGAGTTTATACCTGACATTCCTAGAGATGTATAGCCGCCTTCTGTGTAGAATTTAAGTGAAAAGCTGCCTGGAGTGATTCCTGATAATCCTGTTACTGAGCTATCGCCTCCATCTACAACAAACCCATTTGTTCTGCCTAGTGCAAACATATTAGTATTTTTATATTTACCTAATGAGTCAGTTTGCGCTGATGAGTATTTATCAAATTTCTGATATGAATTGTGAAACGCAAAAGCTATAGCTGTATTATCTGAATGAGTAGCCGCTGTAGAGCCATCCACCCCTCTTATAACAGTTAATTGTGCTTCTGTGCCTGTGTTATCAGCTATTGCTGTTACTTCCATTATTTCATCATCAATTCTAATTTTATCTCCTATTCTAAACCATCCTACCTGCGCAGAAGGCGAGCCTGCGTTATCATCCACATCAAATGTTGTAGCTGTTGTACCTGAAGCTAAACCTGAACCGTCTATCTTTGCTGTAGTTATATCGGTATGAAGCGCTGCTGCAGGGGTTGAGTTATCTACAGCTGTTCCCCCTAGAAGATGTTTATCTGTGTGATTAGAGATTGCAGCTCTTACTGGTAATATTATATTTTCCCCTGGTAAAACTAATGAATGTATATATTGTACATCATTTTTCATTGTCGTTAGATTTGTAACAGTCTCGTACCCAGTCATAATAACGATAGGAGTTCCTCCGTCATTTGTAATTCTTAATATTTTAGGCATCGGCATCGCACCTGTAGTAGAAACATCTTTAGATATTGAATATATTTTATCTGAAACAGCACCTGCTTTATACTGAACTCCTTTCTGTTTTGATAATGCTGGTTTTGTATCTAATATGCTAATTGCAGCGTTTCTTCTGACACCTTGTTGTAAAGACCCTCCAGCGTACTGCATTGAATCTCCTCCTGGACCGCCTCCTGTATAACTTTCTGCCATAATTTATTTCTCCTTATTGATAATGATATTTTACTATTAATTGTGTAGTAACGTCAGTAGTAGCTCCTACGTTTTCTACTGTAGCTATAATTACTTTATCTGCCGCCACATCTGCAGTATTAATCGTTAATGTAGTTGTCGTTACCCTGTCGTTTCCTATTGTTAATGTACTGCCAGTAGATGCCACTACTGCACCATTGGTTAAGTCTCCTGCATCTGCGCCTGTACCTGTTGCAATATCATAACTGAATAAATGAAAATTAAGAGTATCACTCGCCTCTCCCCCAGCTATAACTCTTACCTCATCTATTGTGATATTAGCTGGTATATACCATAGGCTAGGTATTAGTGCATTGACCGTAGCTTCGCTAGAACCTATTGTTAAAGAGGTAGCTGGGTCTGTGCCTGTACCAAATGTTAAATTAGTCGTTAAAGATGTAAAGACAGTATCTGCAAATAAAGCAGTGTGCGTATCTGCAGCTGGTTGCAAATCAAATGCTCCAAATTTTTGTATTTGAGTAGTTACATCCGTCAACGTAGTTCCGCTTTTAATTGTGCTGTCTGAGGTATTTACCTTAAATATTGTGCTGCCTGAGCCATTATGAACATCAAATGTTGTTGCGCTTGCAGCCCCTGGAATAACTCTTACCTGGTTTGTACCTATTTTAAGAGCACTAACAGTACCCTGGCCATCTTTTACATCTTTTGTAGCATTAAGGCCACTATTATTATTATCTACCTGCAATACGTCTTTATAGGTTTGAGATATTTTTTTATTTGTTAAACTCATTTATTCTCCTATTGCGAATTTATCCAGTCTATTATTTCATTAATTTTATCTATACAATTTTTTATAAGAGCACCCTCTTCAGTTGTTTCTAATAAATCCTCTGCATTGTCATATTCTATTTTTTCCATTTATTGATATACTCCTTTTAAATTCATACTAAACTCAAAATAATAATAAGTGCTTGTATCTGTTGTGGTTCTCCTTAATGCTGGTACAATAATATCTCCCTCTGATAAAGATACAGATAGTCCAGTTTCTCCAATTTTATATAAAACACCACTAGTAGCACTTACTGATTGAGTAGAGCCAATATCACTCAAAGAGAAATCTCCAGCACTTCCAGGCGTTACGCCAGTTCCTTTAAGCATGCACAATTCATAAGTTTGTGAGCTTGTAAAATTGCCATAAAAATAATACTCAGTTAAAGTTATATCATCACTCATAACGAGTCCAGGGTTATAAGCATCTAACCATGTTGTTCTTTTAGTTGCACTTGAAGATGTTAAACTCCAATTTACAGAGTTCATTCCATATACACTGCTTGGGTAGTACCAATTATCATACCTTGTATAAAATCTAGCGTTTTGATGATATCTCCATCTATTATCTACAGTTGCACCATTATTTGTTAACTGAACATCTTGGCCAGTATCATCAGTGAAATAAAGATTATTAGGTGTATCATTCTTTATCCATATCTGCCCATAACCATTAGAATCTGCGTTAGCATTAGCAACTTCTTTTAAATTTAAAGAAGAGGTTTTTATAAAAGCTGTTTGAACTCCGTTCTGTTTAAAAATAATATCCTGGCCACTTGCAGCAGTATCTCTAGCATCAAGTACAACAGTTTCGTGAGAGTCTATTATAGTATGTCCTGAATTTGTGTTTAAAATTATATCTCCATCTGGATTTAAAGATATATCTCCATCTGCACCAGCTGCATCCGTTGTAGATAAGACTGTTTCTCCATGCTCTGTTACTTGAATTTTAAAAAAATCATCTGTTGATTCGCCACCATTTTCATACATTTTTAATGTACTATTATTTCCTCCTTCGCCACCAACGGTTAGGACTGGATTTGATTCATCTGCGAATACTTTCAAATTGTCTTCGGCAGCAGTATCGTTATCTACATGCAAAGGTTTTTTTAAGACAACCTCATCTTTCATTTCAGCAATAGATGCTGTTCCTACTGCCGCACCTTGACCTATTTTTAATTTATCAGAATCGCTTTCATCAATACCTATATGGTAATTTGAGCTCACACCTTCTCGCAAAACAATAGCTACGTCTTGGCTAGAATTACCAGTGATATTCATTATTGTTGTGTTTCCAGTGTTTGATGCCCCATTAACATTCAATACATTACAGTCCAAATCTAATTGTCTTGTCGCTGGGTTATTTATCCCCACTACTTCTCCACTTACTTCGCTAAAATCTATTTGAGTTGCATTTATATCTGGGCAATTCAATGTGTCAGCGTTTAGAGTTCCAGTACTCAAACTATCAAATGATGCTGCAGTGCTTCCATTAACTGTTAAGTTGCCACTGCAATCCAAATCTCCATCAACCTGGACTTTTTCTTTTGAAATATTTACAGGAGTCGACAATGTGCCTGCTTTGACATTTTGCAGGTCGTTATCTATACTCTTTTTAAGATTTAGGTCTTTTTTCATTTAACTTTTTTAGCTCTAATATAACATGGTCCAATCTTGCTTTTAATATAGCTTGCTCTGATTCTAAATCGTTTATACGCAAATCAGCATCGTTTTCTTTGTGCACGTAGTCCAATACCTTCTTAAACCGTTTTGACTTGTTAAAAAGGTATTCTAGGACCTTAGAAAGGGCATATTTAGCTACTGCTCCCTGTATCATTTCTTTTTATCTTCAAATGCTTCTAATAAAACATCGTATATAGCAGACATTAAATCGGCTTCTTTTTTCTCATCTAGCAGAGGCAAGTCGATTTTTTTATTTAATTTTCTAACGACAGATGCTTTATTTTTCTTTAAATAATCTCTGGCATATACTAAGGCATATCCTTTAATCCATTCTGTTAGTTTTTTCATTCTTTAATCTCCTTTTAATCTCTTTTTGTTTTTTCTCGTAAGCGGCTATTTCGTCTTTATTTTCCCACTTACTTAAATCTAATAACTGTAAAGGCCTTTCTATTACGTGGTCCTTCAGCTTGTCATTTTGAATCTGTATTTTAGTTCCGCCCATTACGTAAGGCTTTCCTTCTGCGGTCCCTACATCATAAGCAAAAAATGTAGTTTTCCAGAGGCCTACTCTAATCACTCTTGCTGGTCGGCCATCTAAAATAACCACATCGTCTGTGTTCAAATCTTTTCCGTAGAATATCTTTATAGATTCCACTAAAGATTCCATAGTACTTTTTACTAATATTAAAGCAACGCCTGATAGAAAGAAATACAGAATGTATCCTAGAATACCTTCTGCCTGTTGTTGAGCAGCATTTGGGTCCATTACTTTGCATACTTCACTTTATCAGATAGTTTTTTGCTACGATTTGGTGTTTGACGATGCCATTTAGAATCAAGCATTTCCGCAGCAGCTTCTCGAAACTTTCCTAGTCTCATAAAAGCTATTGTTTTTTTGAATTTAGAAAAACCTGATAATCCCATTTGGTAGCACATTTCGATAACTACATCCTGAACATCTTCAGGTAAGTCCAGGACAAATGGAAATTTCTTATGTATCCTGAGCTTTAGCTCCCCAAGTTTTCTTTCTAGAATCATATCGCAAATGTCTTCGTCAAGGTGTAAATCTTTTATAGCAAATCCGTAACCAATAGTGTCGTATCCTTCTGTACATTTATATACAGTAGACCTGTAGCCTTCTGATAATTTAATGCTATCTACTAAAGACATTATTTCTTCTTCTTTTTTGTAGATTTTTTCTTAGCTTTTGGTTTAGGCTTAGGCTTAGGCTTTTCTTTTTCTTCTACTACAGTCCAGGCATCAGAATCCATCATCATATGATATTCTAACTCTGTTACCTTTCTAGTTTCGTCAGAAAGACTATGTTTTATAGTAATCATTTAAATCTCCTATAGGTGTATATGGGGGCCATAAAGGCCCCCACATTATTTA